GAGGGAAGCTTCATTACCCTCAGTGTTCACCTCTTCGAGCACCTTGTTAATGAACACGTCGCCACCGTGATCCTCAAAGTGCTCCTTGATCCAACCATCCATCATAGACAAGGCCTCGGCCTTGCTCACCAGCTTGGGAACGACGCCGGGGAACTCATCCCCACGACTGCGACGTTCCGAAGACTCGGCATCCTTGATCTTCTTGATCTCCTGCCCGATCTGAAGAGCGAACTCTTCGGAGTCGAGGGTCTTAGCTCGATCGTGCCAATGCACCTGCTCTTCAGCAGGAAGCTTGGCGAGATTGAACGCGTTGGAGGCAGACACACGGTTCTCATCGACGAACGTGGACGACTCGCCGGTAAGGTTTGTGAGCTTGAGGATGTTGGAGACGTAAGTCTGAGACTTGTTGATCTCGTTGGCAAGGTCGGCCTGCGTCAGCTCGATATCGTCAGCCTTGGCTGCGGCGATGATAGCGAGAAGATGCTCGCGAATCTGGACGGGTCGAGTGTCGATCGTCTGGAGGTTCGCCGTAAGCTGGAGGCGGTAAACATCCGTTTCGCAAGTCACCTCGATGAGGTTGACGGGCACGAGGTATTCGCTCGGATCAAGCGGTTCCTCGCCCGCTGAAAGACGTTCGGCGTTGAGTTCTTCCCAAATCTCCATAGCAGCCGACCAACGGTGGAGACCGTCAACGACGATAAAGGGATGCTCAGCGTTGGGGAGCGTATTGCGTCGTACCGTGATGGCTTGCATAATGCCATCTCGACGGACGGAGGCAACGAGCCCCGCCCATTTCTCATCCTTCTTGTTGACGTTCTTGCGGAGACCCGCGGCGTCAGGGGTGATCTCGGTGATGGGAACCTTACGAAGGTCGCCGTTAGCGAGAGCGGTGGAGGGATCAAACTGAGTATTCATGAATTACTCCGAGATCTTAAGCCGAGCAGTCTCAGCCCTACGCTGGGCTTCGAGGTACTCAAGCACGTTAAGGTTGCGTTCGGCGTCCTGTCCGAGATTAAAGCCACACCCTTCTTCAAGGTGAGCAATCGTTCCCGCCAAGACGGTTTCTGAGACTGTGCATCCAAAGTCGATGCCGTAGTGAACTCCCGAGGGCCAGTCAACTCCCTGGGGAACGTGTAGGATGAACGGAGAGATAACCTGCCCCGTCTGTCGCTCAAGAAGGAGAAACTGACGGGGCGGTAGGTTCTCGTGTGAGGTGTCGATGTTGAGGTCTGTTCGCTGTTCAGGGTTGAACGGAATCTCAATGATTCGTGCGAGCGTGGTGATGAGCGTAAAATCGTAGACCGTTGAGTCTACGAAAGCACGCTCCATGTCTGCACTCAAAACTGTGTCACAGAGCATGGATTTCCTTTCGTTTAGCTTCTCTCAATTTGTCTCGAGCTGCCTCGAGAAGGATGGGTTTCCAATGGTCGATGAATGCCTTGAGTTGACCGTAATCACCGTCGTCAACCCAGACGAGGATCTGCTTGAGTCGTTTCTGACCGTCTTCGGTAGTTTCGTCAAACAGGGCCGGATACGAGACATCGAGTGACTGGAGTGTCTTCATCGCTTTCTCAACGATGTTCCTCGATTGCTGGTATCGAGCACGCCATGCAATGTACAAACCAGACCACTCAGGGCGGTCTGCGAGCAATGTTCGTTGTTCGTTGTTCTCTGTACTCACTGACTCAATCTCCGTACTGTCATGTAGGTACAGTATAGCAAGTCAAATGCTCTCATGTTGTATAAAATTGTTCTCATAACAGATTTATTTGTTGCTCGCATCTCAAACACGTCAGTAATGCGAGTATGCACCGAGTGTTTACTGAGTATACACTGAGTACAAGAGTACACGCTGAGTGTGCAGAGGATACACCTGGGATCCTTTGAAACTGCTGAGTTTGAGCATTGAGTGTGCAGAGTGTTCATGAGTATGTAGACTTTAGGGTAGGTGCATCTACAGGACTAGCAAAAAAGACATTGTTGAGAATAATAATAATAGAGTAGATGTTTTTAGGTCTACCGTTGGTGGTTAGTAGAATCCCGGTAGACTCATGAATCCTCAGCATACTCAATAGCTCCAAAGATTCCTCGCACCTGTGGCAAATATGAGTAGTCATAGAAGACCATCCTATTGGTTGAGGTTACAACGAATGGACGTTTACCCTTTGTCGCATGGCGAGGTGGCTTGGTCTTCGCTCGCGGCAACAAACGCATAGCGTCAGCCTCAGCCTTGGCTCGTTCATCGTGGTTGTCCCATTTACGCTCAGGCATTGTCACTCTCCACGTTGACCATCGTAGCGTTGTAGAGTCCATTTGCAATAGATCCCTTACGATGCCACTCAGCAGCACTCAAAGGATCTTGCAAACGTATACGCTTACATGAGATAATGTACTGTGCAATTGCAGTCTGTACAACGTCGAGTGATTCATCGTCAAGCTTGAGTATGATCGTGTGAACCTTGTTCTCGTGTGTGGGCATGAAATGCTCCTTTTCTCAAGGCTCGAGCCTTGGCTATCGTGTAGTATACCTTATATCGGTCATCGGTACAAGGTTCTTTAATATTAATATGGTGCTCGTGGTTACACCACTCTGAAACTCAGAAGTTTCACTTGAGGGAAAAAAGAACGGGCGACCCTTTCGGGCCGCCCGCTTACTCAGCTTTCGTCGGCGTAGACGTTGCTCGTGAGGTTGATCGGGACTCGGTAACTCCATCCCGGAAGGGCGACGAGGTTCGCCCGAATCACCTCAAGAATGGCGTCTCGCTGCCCGTCCGTCGCTTCGGTGTACTCCACGACGGCGGCGGTGTCGCCCCGTCGCTTGAGAATTTCCTCGGCGGGTTCGCCGATGTCAACGGCTCGCTCGATGTTGGGAACATCGGGGGCGTGTTGCATCCCGATCTTTTCGTTCCAGAACCGAACGCGGTAGAACCAGTGAGGCGGCACGTTGCCGCTGTCCACCATTGCAGTGAGCCGTTCGTGTTCCTGTTCAACCATTGCAGCGAAATTGGTGGGCGGACCCGAAGTTACGCTCGGGTCTTGCCCGCGGCGTGACTTCAATTCCTCGCCACCAATGGACCGGGACAGCTCGCGAACGCTAAACTGAAACGCTCCGTTTCGTCCCTGTGACTCGGTGTACCCGTTGGAACGCCAAAACGCTTCGACGGCAACATTGTAAAGCAAGCTAACCGTTCCGCCGTTCATGGCGGGACCGGCGTTGCTATGCAAGAATCCACCGAGGCACTCGTCGATCGCTCGGGCAGTCCAATAAGCTGCTTGCTTACTGTTCGCTTTGGTGCGTCCGCCGGTCGATCGAGCTTTCGTGATGCTGGTTGTACCAAACATGGTAGTCTCCTAGTGGGTTATGATCGCCCGCGAAGAACGTCCTCGCGGGCGGATCTGTGAAGGGTCTTCGGTTGTCAATGAACGGTCGTTTTCAGTATAGGCGACATCGGCTCGAAAGCAACCGCTTTGACAGCATGAACGTGCATTTTCGTGTGGATTGATGTAAATGCTTGTCTACACGAATGTTGGACGTGTCCCCGAGCGTACGTTTGGGCTTGACTACTCTAACCATTTGGTATATAATCACTTATGATGTCTCGACGAGCCGCGTTCGCCGCTCATGGGAAAATGTACTGTCTCGCAGTAAACGAGACGGGGTACACCCCACCCCCGTATGGGGGTCTCGGGACTCCAAGCGTCGTTGTGGGCAGAGATACCTACGTAAAGCCACTCGCCGAGGTTACACCAGATGGATGAGAAACCAATTCAAGGAACAACGGTAAACAGATTTACTGTGAGGGACATTCCTCTTGTAGGACGCTCCTTGTCTCGTTGGGGTTGCATCGACGACAACGTAAAACGTGAGGTGGGAAACCTCATTAAAACCACGCTCGCCGATCAAAAAATCGACATTAAGCATCGACTGGCTGCTGGTGCTCTCGCCGAGCGTATTGACCGACTGAACCTCAAGCACGAAGAGTTCTACACGCCGACAATGGACATTGATGTAGGTACAATGTCCGATGAAGAACTCAGACTGCAGATTGAAAAGCTTGAGCAAGATCAGCTGTTCCACGACGTGATGAAGACGCTGTTAAACCCTCCGGATAGTATTCTGCTGGAGATCGTTCCTCCTATGACGGATTGTGTTCCTCACCCAGCTGTGAGCGTCATTGACAAGTACATGGGTACTGGTAAAGGTACCATCGCCCAATACGAGCATAGAGAAAGAATGGGAGCCAGAGAGTCAGCATGAACTTCCTTGAGCAAAAACTCAAGCTTATGAGAGAACTCGCTCGTCGGCGGGAACTCCCTATCAACACCTACACACCTGACTCAACACCTCAACGTAACCAGCTCTCATTCCATGAATCAGATGCTCGATACCGACTCGCATTCGGCGGTAATAGAGCGGGTAAGTCTGTTGTAACCAGTTATGAAGTTGCTGCTTGGGCAAGGGGTATACACCGGTTCCAAAGTGTTCCTCCGGGTCCCAAGAAAATATATGTAGTTTCCTCTGAATACCGTACGCTATATGAGGGCATCTACAACCACCTAAGCCCTGAGGGTGCGGGTAAGGCAATGAAGTTCATTGACCGAGCATGGATCAAAGCTAAGGCTGCTAAGGTGCCGGGAGCTATGGTACCAATTCCGGGGTGGATGCAGGTATACACTGCTCACCATGCGGATGGCACACCCGTAGATCCTCGAACACCGGCTGAAGAAAGACCATACTCTTCAATCTCCTTCATTTCAGGCGACGGCGGTGAGCAAGCTCGCCGTAAGATGCAGGGTGCTATGGTTGACCTCGTCGTGATTGACGAAGAGATCGAGCAAGTCATCTTTGAAGAATTGCAGATGCGTATTCTTGACTCAGATGGTCGTATGTGTATCTCGGCCACCCTAGTCCGCTCCGAAGAGTGGTTGATGAATCTTGAAGATCGGGCTGAAGAGGGTGATCAGGCCGTGTCCCTTGTACGCTTGGACACCGAGTCATCTACGCATATCAGTGCCTCTGCTAAGAAGGATATTCTATCTCAACTTACAGAAGAAGAATACGCGGTTCGAGTTAAGGGTAAATCTCGTAGGCAGTTTGGTCTCGTGTATGGTAATTTTGATCAAGACCATGTTTTTAAAATGGACTCAAAGTTTCCTAATGGCATCCCAGAAGATTGGCCTATCATCGTTGCCTCAGATCCCGGTTTTAGGGTACATGCCGCTCTTTGGTGTGCTATTGATGTGACTCAAAGTACACTGTACTTCTTTAGGGAACTCTATCAGAAAGAGGCCACTCTTGAAGAAGTTTGCAAGAGTATGGCAAATGCCGAGGGTTATGAGCTTGTACCCTTGGATGATAACCCCCACTCCATTATATATGTGAGGCGTCCTATTGTAGACAAACCTGAGACGCCTATGATTCGCTTGGTTGACCCTGCAGGACTTCGTAAATTGGAAGATGGTAGCCTCTCCATTGCTATGCAGATGGCTGCTTACTTTGACACTCCAGTAGCACCAGCGAACAACGATCTTCATTCAGGTATTGAGGCGGCCCGAAAGCTGCTATCAATTAACCCTCTAACAAACAAGCCCCATGCTATGTTTGAGGGATCACTCCGTAACTTCTTCAATGAACGACGCAAGTATCGCCTCAGAGGTGATACCTCGGGTAGAAATGCCCACTCCACTAGAGCTGAGCCTCTCCGTAAGGATAATCACCTTATGGATTGTTTTCGGTACACCTGTACCTATGTGAGCCACATCTTGGGCGGTGAGGTTCATGAACACATTCGTAGAAACAGAAACCATGCCATTCAAGTACCCGCTGCTCTTAAGATGGCTGATCGTCTAGTCGAACATGCAGAATTCCTTCGAGAAAGGGACAACCGTGCAGTTGCAAGCTCCTCCCCACTTGGATCGGAATGGTAACCGAGTTGACATTTATGTCAACGACTTTCTTGGAGTCTTGGGGTGTATTAAGCCCGAGGTAGTTGTTGAAGTTGGTGTGGGTGTGGGGCATGTTCTCAAGGCCGCCTCAAGCTTCCGCCATGCCTCGTATTTGGGTGTGGACCTATTCCAACGTGATTCACCCGTGGATCAGTTGGAGGAGTGTCAGGCCAACCTCAGGAACACCAACGTGCACCTTCTCAAAGCACCGGGAGATTTTCCTGCCCGTGCATACCCTGAGAGGCATGTGGACCTTCTTCATCTTGACATTTTCGATGTTGAGCCCACTGAACACACTCTCAGATACATGCTTCAAGCTTGGTCCTCGCGTTACAAGTTTCTTGTAGTCCCCAATGAACCCCTCTTTGAAGAGGTTGTTGGGGGAGAGGCTAAGGGTGCCGTGAGGGTTGTTACATGCTAGAGGTTAAACTGACTTTGGCTTTGACTACTGTGTCTTTTCTAGCACAAGCTGCGAGTCAGGTACCTCTTGAGCAAGTGTTGGCTCAAGCTCCCTTCTTAGGCATCCTTGTCTGGTATCTCTATCAGGATGGTAAGCGTCGCTCAGACGATGCTTATAAGCGGGCAAATCATGACGCGTCTCGAGACAAACAGTTCTTCGATTATATGAATATGATGGAAGATCGTCGGGATGCCGTCTTGAGGTCTATTGGGGTTGAGTGTCACAGCCAGCAAACTCGTCTGCAAAATGAAATGACAACTGTTGTTCGTAAGAACACAGAGATTCTCGAAAAGGCAGTAGAAGCAGCTGCCGCTGAAACTGTGATCCTCGGGGGTGTTGCTTCCGCCCTCGAACGTTTGGAAGGAAAACTCCATGAAGCCTGAAACTATTCGTCGCTCACTTCTCGCCGCCAGTCTCGCATTCGTCACGGGTATCGCCCTTGTTGGATGTCAGGGAGATCCCGCTGTTCAAGCTGCTGGTGCGGCAATTGTGCAGGGTCTTGATACCATGGAGGAGAATTATGAGTTCGCCCTCCGTGTTCGCAGTGCTGACCCTAATATTACAGTGGGAGAGGCTCTTTCTGTACGCGGTGTGAGCAGTATTACAGAAGCTGAAGCAAATCTCATGCGGCACACTTTCACCGAGACTCGCGAAACCGCGATTGATCTCAGCACTTACGGGAGCAACTAATGTCTCAGTTTGGAGTAACAAATGGTCCGAGCAACACGCCACCTCAAGCAAACCCGGAAGCACCGGCTGAAATTAAGACTTCGTCAAAAACGTCTCCGGAAGCTGCGGTTGCGTCGGCGACGTCGACGGAAGTGAATGCCGTTTTGGAGTCCCTCAAGCGTACCATTGAGGACACTGTTCAGATTTCTGGTGACCGTGCTAAGGCACTTGCCGAAAAGCAGCTTGAGCGGGCTGAACAGTTTCTCGCTGAACATGCAGGCAGCCCCAACTTCTTTGAGTTGTCCAAGCATTTTGCAGCCCAGAGTCTCAACGATGCTTCGCAGCTAGGGCTCTCGCTCAGTCAGGATGCCCAGCGAACTCTACGCACAATTGCACTGACTATGGTTGGTGCTTTGCGAGTCTTTGTAACCGCTCCGGGAGTCTAAATCGTGGAGAGTGCACCCCCTGTTAGCTTGGTCATACCCGTAGCAATTGTAACCGCTTTCGTTTTAGGCTTGTTGCTCGGGGCCGTACTTGGCTACCTCTCATGGCGACTCTATAATGTAAGTACAAAGACAATGCTTAACAATTTGGGTGAGTTGAACAACCATCTCCGCACCCAACTCCTTGTTAAGCAGGACACACCAGTAACAGCACACGCATCGAGAGTACCTGATACGATGGGTTTGAGAAACGACGAAATTGAAGCTCTCATTGAAGATGGAGCAACAATGGATCAACTTCTCGAGAGAATGAGCCCTGAGGATCGGATGCAATTCTTAGCCAGGGTGGAGCAGCAATGAGGCAGAAACGTCACGACGAGTCTGTTCTTAGTACAGATTTCACCGATTCCGAGGCTATCGGATCTCTTGTTGAGAACCTTTGGACAAATCGGTCTGCAACTAAGTACTCTCTCGAGCGTCAGTGGTATCAGAACATTGCATGGTACATGGGGCTCCAAAACCTCGTATGGTACCAATCTGCCAATAAACTGAAAGAACCTGACTCTCCGTCGTGGCGTGTTCGCCTCGTAGTCAACCACCTGCAAAGCATGGTGAGAACTGTTGGGGCTAAGATTTATAAATCTGCTCCTGAGTGGGATGTATTGCCTGCAACTACAGATGCAGTCGATCTTCAAACGTCGCAGATCTCAAACCAAGTTTTGCAGTCTAATTGGTACAAAATGCTCATGGATGAGAAATCCATGGAGATTTTGCTCTGGATGCTTGTCACAGGCAACGGTTTTGCTCAACACACATGGGACCCAGACGCTGGCAGTGAGATTATTCTGCCGGGTGACGAGGGTGTTGAGTTAGAATTCGATGACCTCCATGTAGGAGAAACAGCATGTGAAGTGGTGCCACCCTTTGAGATGATGTTTGATCCTCGAGCCGTGAAGGTGCGTGATGCTACATGGGCTCTCAGGTCAAGAATCACAAACATTGATGAACTTAGAGAGGATTTTCCCCGTGCGGAGAAGATTCCTCTTGAAAAAACCAGTTCTTCGGGACACTTTCTCTCGTTTCAGGACCATTTAAAGGGCCTAACGGGGCGTGGAACTCGTGATAGATTCGCGAGTTCTACTTTACGGGACGATCGAAATACAACGGTAGTCCATGAGCTTTGGATTCCCCCAAGGAGAAGGTCCAAATCTGGACTCAAGAGGGGGAAATTTATTGTTATGGCCGGTGGTACCATCCTCAATGGTGCTAAAGGTCAAGATTTTCCTTACATTCATGGTGAACTTCCGTTTGCTCACTTTGTTGAGATTCCAATTCCGGGTAGACTCTGGGGTACCAGTACCCTTGAGCAACTTATGCCCCTTCAAGCTAACTACAATCGTACAAAAAGCCAGCTGATTGAGAATAGAAACCTGATGAGTCGCCCCAAGTGGTTTAATCCTCGTGGGTCGGGTATCACAGGAACATCTCTCACTAGTCAACCCGGTGAGATTGTACATCACAACCCGGGGCTCAGGCCTGAACCCGTGGAACCGCCGAACATTCCTCCATATGTACAGAACATGCTCGTGCATGATAAGCAGGATATGGAAGATATTTCCGGCGTACATGAGGTTTCGAGGGCTGAGGCACCGGGACAGATTCGATCTGGTCGAGGTGTGCTTGCTCTTGTCGAACAAGATGAGAGTAGATTGAACACTGTTGTTCGCATGTTTGAGAAAGCTATTGAGAGGATTGGGAGACAAAATCTCTCAGTATCAGCTCAATATGTAACTGAGACTCGTATGTCTCGAATTGTCGGCGAGAATGATGAACTCTTGCTTCTCACAT